ATTGTGTAGTATGTCACTTCGATGAATTCAACCATAAGTCAAATATCTTTTCGTTTAAAACTGACATATCAATTTTGAAAATATAATAATTAGTCCAAGACTGATTATAGTCTAATATCTTTTTGTTATAAATAGGTAATCTAATTTTGAAAATATAATTATATGCTCGATGGTTAGATATGCACCCTCCTAAAGTCTTAATGTATGTTAATTGTTAGTTAACTGATATAACTGGTATGCTCGTTAGTTTGAATATCTATTGGGTGCTACGAAGACTATAAAGGTTATAGATGCAATTACTAAGGAGACTTAATGTATCTGAACCAATAGCCTTACGATTATGACTAAAGTTTGGTAGGTTAAAGAGAACTACAACTCTGTATATTAATATAACTAAATAATTAATTTTTGTTTTTCTACTATAAATAAATAATATAGTTTATCTATGTACTATAGATTATCTTTATACTTATCAGCTAACATTATGTAATGGTAATCGCTTTGGCTTAGTTTAAGACTTAGTAGGTCTTCTTTAGCTTCTTTTCTTTTCTTACCTGTAGGTAAGTTGTCTATTAGTTGTTGTAACTTTTGTGTTAGTCTTTTTTTCATCTTAGTCAAGTCTTAGGAAATCAGATTCAGCATATTTCAAGAACCATTCTTTATTGTTCTCATATTTATCTACTACTGCTTCTAACATTACTAACTCTTCTATCTGGTATGACGATATTTTATCTACAAGTGATTCTACCTTGTTTAAGATATTAGTTGTCATATCAGGGTCTGTCTTGTAGATATTATCAAACTCTTCTCTTAAGATAGGCTCTAATAGACTGTTTGTTCTGTTTAGTTGTTGTTTTAGGCTTTGTTTATACCTGTTGGTAGCTACAAGTTCCTCATTAGCTTCTAATAGTAATTGAGACAGTAGTACTGACTTTAGGTACGAAATGGATTCTTTTGTTATTTGTTGTTCATTCATAATTGTTATTTTAGTATTTACTTATTATTCCTTCTATATTCTTAAACCTCTCACCTAACTGCTCCCTCTTAAAAGACCTTCTAACACCATCATCTCTCTTTACTGTGTCTTTACATTCTTTAACTTTATCGAAGTAGTGAGGCTTCTTTAAATCAAATGTAGAGATAGTTTCTACTACTCTGTATATTCTATTAGTGTCTAAGCATTTAAACTTCATAAACCTAATACTTAACTTCTCATCTAAAATATTCATAGTCAATACTTCTTAGGCAAATATAACTAAAATTATTCATTATAACAAAAATTAACACAAAAAAAATAAATTAAGTTATCTTAATATAAGATTGATTATTTATGGAGTTTACTGCACCTGCAAGTTTAAGGGAGATTAAGTTGAGTCAATGGCAAAAGTATATTAATGTCTACGACAAGAATAAGGATGATGAGAATGCTACTGAGTTTCTAAACAAAAAGGTATTAGAGATATTCTGTAACATAAAGTTATCAGACGTTGATAAGATAGGTTTAAGTGTATTTGACAATGCTTTAATCCACTTATCATCTGTACTGAATGAGAAACCAGAACTTGTACATAAGTTTAGTTTAAAGGGAACTGATGATGTTGTTGTTGAGTTTGGTTTGATACCTAACTTTGATAAAATGAGTTATGGTGAGTTTATAGATTTAGAGAAATATATGTTTGATAATGACAACTACCATAAAGCAATGGCAGTTCTTTACAGACCAATTAAGTTCAAGAGTAAAGATAAGTATCTTATACACGATTACAAGGGTACAGAGTATATGGCTGATGTAATGAGAGACGCTCCATTAGACGCTGCACTTGGTGCAAGGGTTTTTTTTTATCGTTTAGCGACAAAATTAGGGAATTATACGATGGCTTATACACTCAAAGAGTTGCAGAAGAAACAGGAGGGTCGTCAGGACGAGCATTCGGTAAAAAATGGGGAGACTATCAAGCAATATTTACTCTCGCTGGAGAAGATGTTAGAAGAATCGGAGAAGTTACAGAACTTCCTTTACACCAATGTTTAATGTATTTAGAGTTTATAAAAGAAAAATCAGAATTAGAAAGTAGAATGTTAAAACAAAAAATGAGATGACACACGTTTACGACATATTAGACGTCATAAAAGACGAGTTATTAACTAACCCATCAGTAAATACTGTTACTTACGGAGATTTAGGTGATGTTGACTTAGATAAGACAACTATGTTTCCATTATCGCATATGCTAATAGATAGTGCTAATTACAAGGAAAGAACAGTTGTTTTTGATATTAAGTTACTTTGTGCAGACATAGTTGATTACAATACTAAGAAATCTGATTACGAACTGTTTTATGGTAATGATAACTTACAAGACGTTATGAATACTCAGTTTGAGGTTATAAACTCTTTAATAATGAAGTTGATGAGAGGTGATTTGTTTGAGATTAATTATCAAGTAACAACACAACCTGTTGCACAACCATTTAAAGAACGTTTTAGCAACGAATTAGCAGGTTGGAGTGTAGATATATCAATAGAGATTCCTAATGGCATAAGTATCTGTTAATGGAGGGAGAGAACCTAAAATTAGCCTTGAGAGAGGTTGGTAAGCTAATTAGAAAGAATCTAAAGCAAGAAGCTAAGAATGATAAGTTCAAGGCTTCTGGTAAATTAGATAGGTCTTTTAGGTATAGGGTTGAGGATAATGAGTTATACATATTCGGAGAACAGTATGCAAATGCTTTATCTGATGGTATAAAAACTGACAGAACTTATAACAAGTCAAGCGAACAGTTTAGAAAATCTATTATAGATTGGGCAAAATCAAAGGGTATAACCCCAAAAAGAGATAAGAAAGGAAGGTTTACCTCTTATATGTCAATGGCTAACGCTATCACAAAAAGCATAAGAAGGAAAGGTATTTCTAAGAGATTTGGATATAAGGGTAGTGGATTTATACAAGCAGTACAAGAACAAACTAAAGAACAAATAAAAACAATATTAAAAGAAGGTTACAGAAAGGATATACTGTTAAGCCTTGATAAATTAAAATCAATTAACTAATGGCAATAATAAACGTAAGAAGTCCGAAGTATGTGTCTATTGATGATGGTGCATTGTCTTATGCAGTATTAAGATTAAGTATTTGGACTGGTGCTTCATCTCCATCTCCAGCACCAATCTATATCATTCGTAAATCTGGTACTTATATAGTACATTTTGAAATATCAGAATTAATAAGAGATTATTTAGACACAACATTTGATGGAAATTATAATGGTCAAGCGGTTTGGGTTACAACTACTTTGTTTGCTTATGATTCTGATGATAATGAGGTGGCAGATGATGGAGAAAGTTTTGTTGCTTTTGATGGTTACAACTATTTTGAAGAAAGTGCTAATGTTGATAACTCTTTAATGATTACAAATAGAAAGTTATTTGTTTTAGAAGATAATACATTTAGAGTTCCTATCTATACCGCAACAAGTCCAACAGTTACATTTTTAAAAGATAACGAAATTGTAGGTAGTACATCATTTACACCAAGCAACCAAAGTTCAGAACAAATAAAGTATGTTTCTATTTATGGGGATGATACTAATTGGGATTCGTTTAAAGAAAGAGTTTTAGAAGATGGTGGTACAGATTACGAATCAAATAAATGTTTGGAAGCATATTTTAATGATTACTCAATAGGAGCAGTAGACAAAATAGTTGTTTCGGATAGTGATGGTATTCAAACTATAAATGTAGAGATTTTAGAAGAATGTAAATACGAACCTAAAAAGGTAACGTTTGTAAATAAGTTTGGTGCTTTACAGGATATGTACTTCTTCAAAAAAGCAGTAGAAAGAATTAATGTTGAGAGAGAGTCTTATAAGTCAAATATATTAAATTCAAATATGGTTTATAACTCAAGCAATCACGTTTACAGAGATTTTAACGTTATGGGTAGAGAATCGGTAACATTAAGTAGTGGTTTTTTAAGTGAAGAATATAACGAGGTGTTTAAACAGATGATGCTATCTGAAAAAGTATGGGTTACTAACATAACAGAAGATGGGGAACAAGTATTGCCAATCAATGTTAAGACAAGTGATATTACTTACAAGACTTCTTTAAACGACAAATTAGTAGAATACACAATAGAATTTGATAAATCATTCGATACTATAAATAATATAAGATAGATGCAGATAACTCAGTTATACATAGATGGTCAAAGAGTTGATATGTTTGATGATGTTGGTGTTACTATTACTGACACTATAAAAGACGTTAGAGATATAAGTAAAGTTTTTACAGAATACTCTCAAACATTTAGTTTACCAGCAAGTAAAACCAATAATAAACTGTTTAAACATTATTACAATAATGATATTCAGAATGGTTTTGATGCAAGGATAAGAGTACCTGCAAGTATAGAACTTAACTCTATACCTTTTAGGAATGGGTATATTAAACTTGAAGGAGTTGACCTAAAGAACAATACTGCACATACATACAGAATAACTTTCTTTGGTAACACTATATCGTTAAAAAACCTTTTAGGAGATGACTTACTATCTTCTTTGTCTTGGTTGGATAACTTTAGTACAGAACAAGATGGAACTAATTTGCTATACGACAAGGATTTTGTAGAAAAGTATTTAACAACATCTGTATATAATAAGTTTGTTGATGGAATACGTTACCCTAACGCAATACAAATACCTTTAATCACACATACTCAAAGGCTTTATTATGATAGCAACACTGCTACAGATGAGGTTGATAGTGGAGACTTGCATTGGCACGGAGGAGGTGGTCAACATATACACGGAGTTAAATTCAATGAATTAAAATACGCTTTAAGATTAAGTGTTATAATAAAGGCTATAGAAGAGAAATACGGATTAACCTTTAGTGATGATTTCTTTAAGGGAGGAGATTCTTCTTTTGATAATTTATATATGTGGTTACATAGAGCTAAAGGAAAGGTAACAAGTGGAGAGCAGTTAGAGACATCTACTTATTCGGTCAATGATTTCACAGATTATACCTCTTACAATGGTAGTAGTATGGAAAACAGTATTCTTACATTGAGTGATGGATATTACTTTTCTAATCAAGTTTTACAGTTAAGTTTATCAGTTAACTCTTCTTATAGCTCTGTTCCTTATTCCGTTGTTGTATTTAGAGATGGTGTTTCTATTTATAGTGCTTCAAATATAACAGATAGTATTCAAAACTTATCTATTTCTGTATCTAACAACTCATCTTATAGTATACAAATAACATCTAATCAGACAATAGGTTTTGATAGAGCTATTTGGAATTACTCTTATTTCAATAGTGATATAGATTCTTTTGTAAGCGAAAACTATACAAGTTCAAGTTTTACTATTCCTGTTTCTATTAATTTTAATATTACACAACAAATACCTAAGATGAAAGTGTTAGACTTCTTAACTTCATTATTTAAGATGTTTAACTTGGTTGCATACGTTGAAGGGAGCGAAATGGTTGTAAAAACATTAGATGACTTTTATGATAATCCATCAGCAGATTCACCTTATGACATAACAAAGTATGTGGATGTTAATTCATCACAAGTTAATTCAGCATTACCTTTTAGAGAAGTAGTTTATACTTATAAAGGATTAGGTACTTTCTTAGCAAAGCAACACGAACAGTTATTTAACAAGGATTGGGGTAAGGAAGAGTATAAAGGCTCTGATGGTATTATTTTATCTCAAGGTATATTTAAAAACGAGATACCTTTTGAGCATATGAAATTTGAGCGATTAATAGACTTAAATACAAGTTCTTTAACAGACATACAATGGGGTTTCTGTGTTGATGATAACCAAGATAGTTATATCGGAAATCCTTTGATTTTCTATATGACACCTAAAACATTACCCACAGGTGGTAAAATATCATTTGTTTATGAGGTAAATGGAAATAACGAAGCTGTAAATCATAAAGAGATTTCATCTTATTATGTACCTTCTAATTCAGATTTTCAAGCTACTCAAGAAGAGGATAGACAATCTATAAACTTTAGTGCTGAAAAAGATGAATGGGATTTAGTTACTACAAGGAATGTTTTATTTAATAACTACCATAAAAACTATATTTCAAATGTTTTTGATGAGTCTAACAGATTAAAAAAGATAAGTGCCTATTTGCCATTGAGAATACTATACAAATACACATTAGCAGATAGATTTATTTATTCAGGTAAAAGTTATAAAATTAACTCAATAGAGACAGATTTTTATACAGGTAAATCAGAGATAGAGTTAATTAACGACTATGTTAATATTCCTATTGACTTTGAAGCACCAGCTCCACCTACTAATTTACAATTAGTTCAAGGCTCAGAGACTTCTACAAGTTTCTCAATAGAGTGGACTAAATCAGTAGACAACGATGTTGTAGGTTATAACATAGATTTAAATCAAGGAGATATAATTCTCGCAACAGGTAATGTAGATACATACGAAATAACAGGATTATCTGGTCAAACAACATATACAGTTTATGTAAGTGCATTTGATGCTTCTGGGAACGAATCAACTCTTGCAGGTCCAATAACGGCAAATACAACACAATAATGATAAGACAAACATTAGAATTACTAAGAAATAACGAGTGGTTAATTGAAGACAAGGATGTTAATATAGCTAAAGGGCTATATGAAATGCCTTCAAGTTTTAGAGAGTTAAAAACAAGTATAAAAAGAAAAAAACTAACAAATGGCAAACGATAATACAATATTATTTAAGATAGAGGTAGATGATAAGGGAGCAGTAACTACTCTAAAGTCCACAGTTAAGGGTTACCAAGATTTAAACTTAACAACTCACAATGCTCAAAAATCTGCTGAAAAATTAAACCAAACTATAGCTAATACAGGTAAAGGAGGAACTTTAACAGGTGTAAAACTAACTGAAAAAGAATATCAAAAATTACTTAAAACCCAACATCAAACCACAAGTGCAGTTGGCGCAAGTACATCTGCAACTTTAGAACTTGGTCGTGTTTTATCTGATATGCCTTATGGTATTCGAGGTGTTGCCAATAACTTACAACAATTAGCATCTAACTTATTCTTTATGTCTAAGGCTACTGATGCTGCTACAGGTAAGACTATTGGTTTAATGGGTGCATTCGGAAACCTTTTAAAAGGTCTTATAGGCCCTGCTGGAATACTTATAGCTTTTCAAGGAATAATAGCTTTGTTTGACTTTTTAAGTCAAGGAGCTAAGGATGTGGAAAAGTCTGTAAGTGATTTAAATTCTGAATTTCAAGATTTAGCAACAATTCTTACTGATAATGTTAATGTTTCTATAGAGGATTATCTCAAATTAGTTAAACAAAAAACAGATTTAGATGATAAACTAACTAAGTCAAGTAAAAGATTGAAGGAGATTGAAGAGGAACTACAAGGTATTCAATATAGTAGGGAAAGAACAAATAATTTTGAGCTATTACAAACTTTAAGAAAACAAGAGATTGACCTTCAAGGAGAAATATCAACTATATATGAAACAAGTGCTAACGATATAAATGAATATAAGAAAGCTAAAGATGATTTAACAAAAGCAGATGAAGATAGTTTAAAAGGTTTAAAAAATACATTAAGTGAATTAAAGAAAGAAAGAGAACTTAGAGCAAAATCACCAGAAGATTACAAAAGACTATCTATTGAAATACAAGAATTTCAAGATAAAATTGATAAAATTGAAGCAAAAAATAAAGGTAAGAGAGAAAGAGTAACCACTTTAGTAACACCAGATAGCATAAAAAAACAAGTTAAACTTGGTAAAAGTTTAATAAAGGCGGTAGCAAAGGTTATGGGTGTTGAAATAGGTAAAAACCCTATAGACTTAAATAAATTAATAGATGTTGAGTTAAGTGATGAAACTAAAGCCGCTATAGCCGAGTACAATAAAAAACTTAAAGCAGAAATGCTTTTAACAGATAAATTAAAAGGAGCTGAACAAGTTGTTGAAACGTCAAAAGAAGCGTTAGGTTCTATGACTGATTTTATGAATGCTCAATTTCAAAGAGAAATGGTTATTGAGTCTAATAAAACAAATGCCTTAAATGAACAACTTAATCAGAGGCTACTCAATGAAAACTTATCTAAAGATGAAAGAGCCAAGATACAAAATGAAATAGCTTTAAATGATGAGAAATTAAGAAAGAAACAAGAAAAGATAGCTAAAAAGCAGTTTGATATGAATAAGGCTTCAAATATAGCAAGTGCTTTAATGGACACATCTGCTGCGGCTATAGGTGTTATGAAAGATGCTAAAGGAGGTTTCTTTGCGAGACTATCACAAGCATTACCTACTATTGCATTTGGTTTAGCTCAAGTAGCAACAATTTCAAGACAGAAATTCCAAACTTCAGCAGCTAAGACACCTATACGGACAACTGCTGATGGAGGTGCTGGTGGTGCAACATCTGAACGAGCAGAACCTTCGTTTAACATAGTGGGTAGGTCTAACGACAACTTACTTATAAACGCTATACAAGCACAATTGGGTAAGCCATTAAAAGCATACGTAGTATCAAGAGATGTTACTACCCAACAACAGTTAGATGGTATGATTGTAGGTCAAGCAGGTACTTAAAATAAAACAAAATAAAACAAAATAAGTTAACATAATATAAATAAGTTAAATATGGAAGGATTAGATACAATAGAATTATTTATAGACGAATCAAAAGAGGAAGATGGAATTGAAGCTATATCTTTAGTTGAGTTCCCTGCTATCGAAGAGAACTTTGTAGCTTTAAGTAAACATAAAGTAGAGTTTAAGACTGTTGATTCAGAAAAGAGAATAATCGTTGGTTTAGCATTAGTGCCAAATAAGCTAATATACAGACGTAAGGGAGACTATGAGTACAATATAACATTCTCTACCGAAACTGTAAGAAAAGCGTCTGAGCTATACTTAAAACGTCTTAAAAACAATAATACAACATTAGAACACGCTGAGTTTACAGGAGGTGTATCTGTTATAGAATCTTGGATAGTAGAAGACCCAGAGAAAGACAAAACTGCTTTATATGGATTGAATGCAGTAAAAGGTGCTTGGGCAGTTACTATGAAGATAGATAATGATGAGGTATGGGAAGATGTTAAGCAAGGTAAATACTTAGGATTAAGTATCGAAGGTATGTTTAGCGATAACGTAGAAGATATTGAAGAGGTTGAGGCAAGTAGTGTATTAGAAGAGATAAAGAGACTAATAATTGAAGACGAACAATTAAAAGAGGATTTAGTAGAATATCCTCACGTTATGTATAATCCTGAGACAGGTGAAAGTATTGAAATAACTAACGAAGAGGAACACGAAAAATACACTAAGAAAGGTTGGGTACATACTAAACCTAAGAAATATAGAGAGCAAGAATTAAAGTCTTATAGCGACTATCCACAAGGTGCAACAAATAACGCTAAGAGAGCATTAAAGTACAAGAAAGAGAATGGAAGTTCTTGTGGTACAAGTGTTGGTTGGACAAGGGCAAGTCAATTAGCTAACAGAGAGCCTTTAAGTAGAGATACTATTGCAAGAATGGCATCATTCAAAAGACATCAGCAACATAAAGACGTACCTTATTCAGAAGGATGTGGTGGTATTATGTGGGATGCTTGGGGTGGTTCAGCAGGTGTTAATTGGGCAATCAGTAAATTAAAAAAGATAGACAATGAGAGCTAAATATTGCAAATGTAAGAATACTTACTCTATAGAATGTGATAAGTACTCAAAGAAAAGAAAGTGTAGTGCAGATGAGTATTGGAAGCAAGGTATAGGCTCAATTCACAAGCAAGAAGAGGAGTAAAAATAAGACAGTAAATTTTTAAATAGTTATATTAATATAAATCAATAAGTATGAAAGCGACAGAAATCCTTAACAATGTCAAAGACCTTTTAAATCTTTCTAAGGAAGAATTGAAGGTAGAAGACGTTGCAGTTGAAGAGTCAGTAGAGTTATCTACAGAGGAAGTAACTGAAGAAGTAAAAGAGGAAGTGGAAGAGGTTGTACTTGCTGAAGAGCCTAAAGAAGAGGTTGTAATCGAGGAGGAAGTTGAAGCACCTGCTATGAGTTACGCTACTTCTGATGAGTTAGCAGCAGTAAAATCAGAGCTACTTTCTATGATTAAAGCATTAATCGAAGATAAGCCAATGGGAGAAGCTAAAGAAGTTCCAGAGGAGTTATCAAAACAAGAAGAGGTTGAACTATCTGAAAATGTAGAAGAAGTTGTACATTCTCCAGAAGCTGAAATCGAAAAGAAAAAGAATTTATTATCAAACCTAAACAAATCTATGACTACTGAACAAAGAGTTAATAGAATGTTATTTAATTAAAATTAGACAAAATGGCTACTACTACAAGTATTACTACAACTTACGCTGGAGAATCAGCAGGGAAATATATTTCTGCTGCTTTACTTTCAGGTAACACTATTGCAAATGGTGGATTAACTATCCGACCAAACGTAAAGTTCAAAGAGGTTGTTAAAAGATTGGAATTAGATGGTATCACTAAGAATGGTACTTGCGACTTCAATGACACTTCAACTTTGACTTTAACTGAAAGAATCCTTGAACCAAAGGAATTACAAGTTAACTTAGAATTATGTAAGAAAGATTTCCGTTCAGATTGGGATGCAATCCAAATGGGATATTCTGCATTTGACAACTTACCATCTTCTTTCCAAGACTACTTAATCTCTTATGTTGCTGCTAAAGTAGCACAAAAGAATGAGCAGAACATATGGGCAGGAGCAGATGGAGAAGGTTCATTTGACGGATTCTCTACTTTATTAGCTGCTGATGCTGCTTTACCAGCTGCACAACAAATTGCAGGAACTACTGTAACTGCTGCTAATGTAATAGATGAGTTAGGAAAAGTTGTTGACCAAATCCCTTCTGCTTTATATGGTAGAGATGATTTGTTTATCTATGTTTCTCAAAACATCTTTAGAGCATACAAGAGAGCATTAGGAGGATTCCAATCTGGAGGACAAGGTGCTGCTGGTGTAGGTTCTCAAGGAAACAACCAAGACATCAACATCTTATACTTTGATGGTGTAAAAATCTTTATGGCTAACGGATTAGCAGCAAATACTGCTGTAGCAACTACTAAAGATAACTTACAATTTGGAACTGGTTTATTATCAGACCACCAAGAAGTAAAAGTTTTAGATATGGCAGACTTAGATGGTTCTCAAAACGTAAGAATCATTATGCGATTTACCGCAGGAGTACAGTACGGAGTTGTTGAAGACATCGTAACTTACGGAATCTAAGATTCAAATAAATAAACAAAAAGAGGGTGGGTAATTGCTACCTACCCTTTTTTTATAACTAATAAATAAAAAATAAATATTATGGCTTGTGATATTACTTTAGGTAGAACAGAACCTTGTAAAGATAGTGTTGGAGGAATCAATGCTGTTTATTTTGTAAATTTTGGAGATATAACCAGTATAACATACGATGGTGCTTTAACAGATGTAATTGATACTGTTGGTGGTTCTCCAAATGCTTACAAATACGAGGTTAGAGGAAACTCTACCTATACAGAAAACATTCAATCAAGTAGAGAGAATGGAACTACTGCTTTTGAGCAAGTGTTAGAGTTGACACTTAAAAAATTAACTAAAGAAGACCACAATACTATTAAATTATTATCTTTCGGAAGACCAAACATTCTTATCGAGGACAATAACGGAAATGTATTCTTAGCTGGAGCTGAGTATGGTGCTGACGTAACAGGAGGTACTATAGTAACAGGAGGAGCTATGGCTGATATGAGTGGATATACTTTGAGTTTTACAGGTATGGAAAAAGCACCAGCAAACTTTTTGTTCGCAGGGGCAGATGCTACTTCTACTATTACAAATGCAGGATTTACTATTGTTTCATAATAGTACTTTTAGCAAATCAATTAAACCCTACCATTTGGTGGGGTTTTTTATTAAATAAAACAAAAATAAATTATTTAGTTATCATAGTATGTTAATATTACAACCAACAGTAGGAGATAAAACAATAACTATTGCACCGAGAAGTTCAGACTTGTCAGGAGCATTTGTTTTAAATATAAGAAGAGATGGTGATGGTAAGGAAGAATCTATAACAAACGCTACTTTAAGCAATATAGTGAACTTTACTGAAGTTACTTTTCAATCAACAATACTTGAAGAGGATTCTACTTATTATTTAGAGATAACTAAAGATGATGAATTGTGGTATAGAGACAAGATATACGCAACATCTCAGACGACTTCTGAAAGAGTAACTGAGAAACACGAAATAGGTAATGGCACAATTTACAAGCCTTATAGTACAGTAGATGATAACACATACATAATATAATGAGTTTAAATAAGAAAAATACAGTTAGTAAAGAATACAAAGATAGCATTAGAGTTGTCAATATGTCTTCTTACCAAGTTCCTACAATCAAAGAGGTTCACAATAAAGAGTGGGTTGCATTTGGGGATAATAACGATTATTTTGATAATCTTATAGATAGATACCTTGACAGTCCTACTAATGGTAGATGTATTAATGGTATTGTTGATATGATTTATGGTAGAGGTTTAGAGTCTACTAATTCAGATTTGTTTCCTGAAGATTATGTTAGAATGAAGAAACTACTTAGACCAAGAGAAGTTAAGAGACTTGTTAATGATTACAAGTTGTTAGGTCAAGGTGTTATGCAACTAACATACAACAAAGCTAAAACAAAGATACTAAAGGTATCTCACTTTCCTATGGAGACTCTTAGAGCTGAGAAGGCTACTAAAGGTGTTATAAAGGCTTATTACTATCATCCATCTTGGAAAGACTGTAAGAATTCAGATAGTCCTAAAAGGATACCTACATTTGGTAATGGTAGTAAATCTCAAGTAAACGAACTTTATGTATTTAAACCTTACAGAAGTGGTTTCTATTACTACTCTACAGTAGACTATCAAGCATCTTTGCAATATAGTGAGTTAGAATCAGAAGTATCTAACTATCATTTATCGAATATAGAGAATGGATTACAACCGAGTTTATTTGTAAACTTTAATAATGGTATACCTAATGCTGAGACTCAACAATCTATAGAGAGCAAGATTAACCAAAAGTTTAGTGGTAGCTCTAATAGTGGTAAAGCGATTATTGCATTTAACGAATCAGCAGAAACTAAAGCTGATATAGAAGCAATACATTTACCAGATGCTCACGCACAATATCAATTCTTATCTGATGAGGCAAGAGAGAAGATAATGTTAGGACACGGAATTGTATCTCCAATACTTTTAGGTATTAAAGACAACACAGGTTTTGGTAACAATGCAGAAGAATTAAGAACTGCATCTGTATTAATGGATAACGTAATTATCAGACCATTTCAAGATGGTATTATCTATGGATTAACAGAGATACTTGAATTCAACAAGATATACCAAGATTTATATTTCGTTACATTACAACCAATCGAGTTTACAGAGTTAGACAACGTATCTACTAAGATTAGAAAAGAAGAGGAAACAGGAGAGAAATTATCTGCTGAAGAGGCTAAAGACTTTTCTGAAGAGGATGGTGATGATATGATTACCCAATTAGAAGCATTAGGAGAGGTTTTAAGCGATGATTGGGAAGTTGTGCATAGTGAGATATACCAAGACGAAAATGAGTCCGTTAAAATGGCTGAAATCAAGTATTCTGATAAAGCATCATCTGAGGACGATGGTGTATACAAAATTAGATACGCTTATATGCCAGAGAGAAAGTCTCCGAACAGTAGAGATTTCTGTAAGAGAATGGAAGTATTAACAGGTAGAAAGGTTGTATTTAGAAAGGAAGATATTAATATGATGTCTTTTAGAGGTGTGAACAAAGAGTTAGGTCATAAGAAACAGAACTATAGTTTACTAAAATACAAAGGTGGTAAGAACTGTCATCACTATTGGGAACTAAGAGTTTACAAGAAGAAAGATGGTAAGCAAGTTGATTCATCTAATGCTTACGGAGATGGTTTAAAAGAACCTAAAAACCCAAGTGAGATGGGTGAAAGAATGATAGATAGAGCAGACAAAGGTGCTTATAGAAGTACTTTAAATAAAATAAGAAAGACTTTAGGCATATGAAAGCATTATTCATAACAATACAAGATTTAAAAGCTAAGTCAATAATTAGTGGTAGTACTGATGCTGACAAGCTAATTCACTTTATTGAGGTGGCACAGGATATACACATCCAAAATTATTTAGGTGGAAACTTATACGACAAGTTACAGGCTTTAATAATATCAGGTGATATAGACTTACCTGCTAATAGCGATTATAAGAGCCTTAGAGACGTTTATATTAAGCCAATGTTGATTTGGTTTACTCAAGCTGAATACTTCCCTTTTTCTATGTTTAAAATTGATAATGGAGGTATATCGAAGCATAGAGGGGAAGATTCGGATTCTGTTAATTATAGTGATGTTGATAGAATGATGAGCAAGATAAATGATAGAGCTGAATTTTATACGAAGAGGTTCTTAGATTACATTTGTTTTAACAGTAATAAATATCCTGAGTACAATAATAATAGTAACGGAGATATGTATCCTGATAAAGATGCTAATGAGTTTTCAAGTTTTGTTTTGTAATGAATGTAAAAAAAAAGACATATAAGACAAAAACAGTTAACATAATAAAGCTAAATAGTTTTTATAACGAGTTTAACAAAGACAAGAAGAAGAAAGATGGCAAACGAAATATACGATAGTACTTGGTGGGGTAACACAATACAAACTGCATCTTCAATAGGGACATCTACTGAAATGATACAAGGTCAGTTTAATATGGAAGATAGGCAAGAAGTTGAAGCAGTAAAATGTTTAGCAGACGCAATTCATAGAATAGGAATACAAGACATACAAAATTAAAAACAATGGCAAAACCAAAAATAGCATTAGTACCATCCGCTCAAGGGAGCAAGTTTTATTCCGTACTACCATCGAGTGGTGTAGGGGATTTTAACTTTACACGTAGTGGTTCAGCAACAAGAATAAATAAAGATGGACTGATAGAAACAGTTGGAAACGGAGTATCAAGATTAAACTATCCAATGATTGATGGTGTTGTAAGTGGATGCCCACATCATATTTTAGAGCCACAGAGGACTAATATATTTCCTTATTCAAGTGCATTTATTAACATTAATGATTTTTCTTTAACAGTAACAGATAATGCGTCTATAAGTCCAGAAGGGTCTAATAATGCAACAAGTATAATTCCAAATGTATCAAATACTGTTCATTATTTATCATTATCAAATAATTCTACTGGCACAGTTACTTTTAGTATATATGCTAAAGCGAATGGGTATAATTATTTATTTTTACACTTATACGATGGGTCTAATGGTAGGGCTTGGTTTAATTTAGAGAATGGTGTTATTGAAACTAATGATTCATCTATTTCTGCTAACATTGAAAAAATGCCTAACGGATGGTATAGGTGTATAATAACAAGGGTTTTATCTGGAAATTTAATACAAGCTGATATTGCAGTTTCCAATAGTGATAATACAACAAGTTTTAGTGGAGACGGAACAAGTGGAATCTACATCTACGGCGCACAATTAGAACAAGGTTCATACCCAACAAGCTACATCCCAACTAACGGAAGTGCAGTTACTCGTTCAGCAGAAACTGCTACTGGTTCTGGAGATGCAGCTACGTTTAACGATTCAGAGGGTGTTTTAATGGCAGAGATTAGTAGGCAAGATGATGATGTATCAACAACTGCTTTATCTATAAATAATGGTGCGTTAGCTAATAGTGTTAATATTTATTATTATAGTACAAATGTTTTGTATTTTGATATTTTTAGTGGTGGTGCAACAGTTAGTGGGGATATTAACATAGATACATATAATTCAAACAAGATTGCCTTAAAGTATAAAAGCGGAGATATATCTTTATATGTTAATGGGTTTGAGTTAATAACTAAAACAAATGCAATTTCATTAAGTGGATTAAACGAATTAGATTTTAATTTTGGTGCAGGAAATCAACCTTTCTATGGAAACACTAAACAAATACAATACTACGATTCAGTATTAACAGATAGCGAATTAGAAACACTAACATCTTGGGTATCTTTTTCAGATATGGCTGAAGGACAGCTTTATTCGGTTGAATAGTATTAATTATAAGAAAAATTCACTATATTAGTAATATGGAAAATTGGAAAGACATAAAAGGATACGAGGGCAAATATCAAGTTAGTGATTTAGGTAGAGTTAAATCGTTAAAAAGATGGGTAGATAATAAAGGTAATGGTGGTTATTTTGTAAAAGAAATGATATTAAAATCAAATATAAAAAATGAACGCTACCCAATTGTTGGATTAACAAAAAATAACACAAGAAGAAAATTTAGAGTTCATCAATTAGTAGCTATGGCTTTTTTAAATCACAAACCTTGTGGGCATAAATTAATAGTTGACCATATAGATAATAATTCTTTAAACAATAATGCAGAAAACCTACAAATAGTAACAAGTAGAGTTAACACTACTAAAGATAGAAAAGGTTATTCAAGTAAATATGTAGGTGTTTACTATAATGATAAAGGAATTAATAGATGGAGAGCCACAACAAGCGTTAATGGAAAGGTTGTAAATTTAGGTTCTTTTGATACAGAAGAAAGAGCATCAATAGCATACAATTTTGCATTGACGCAATTAGATAAATTAACAGAATATAGTATAACAAAATAGATATGGCACAAACTTATAAATTCGGTAGAGGGACTTGGGCGACAAAAGAGGGTTCTACTTTAGCATATAATGACGAGAACGAAAACTATAAACCTCTACCTTTCAATTTTGAAAGAGATAGTATTGCTACAAGAGTAAACAAAGAGGGATTAATAGAGGTAGTAGGTAATGATATACCAAGAATAGATTATAAAGATAGTGCAGATGGTGTTTTATTGTTAGAAGAAGGTAGTAGTAATAGAGTTCCTTGGAGTGAAGATATAAATAATTCTGCTTGGGCAAAAATTGCAGTAACAGTTGATGCAAATCAAATAATATCTCCAGACGGAACACAAAACGCAGATTTAATAACTGAAACAACAGCAAATTCACAGCATAGAATTAGTGATATAGTTACGTTATCAACTGGTGTTGAACACACAATAAGTGCTTGGGTAAAACCAAACGGCACTAAGTATGTACGTTTAAGAATAGAAAATGCGGCTGTAGGTTCTGGTCAAGTAGACGTATATTTTGATATGGAAAATTTATTGCCTTCACTGTCCAATGGATCTATTAAAAAATATTCTAATGGTTGGTACAGATTATCAGCAACTGGAACCCCTAATAATGCGGCTAGTGTTGCTATTGTTGGTTTAGCACCAGATCTTGGTTTGTCAAGTTATGTAGGAGATGGTGTAAGCGGTGCATATGTTTGGGGTATACAAGTAGAACAGTCAAGTTATGCAACATCCTACATCCCAACCTCTGGCTCAACAGTACAACGTGCTTCTGAAACTGCTAATGGTTCTGGTAATAGTGAAGTGTTTAATGATAGTGAAGGAGTATTGTTTGCTGATATAGCTGGTTTAGTTAATGATAATAATTTTAAAGCAATAAGTGTTTCTGAATCAAACGTAGATAATAGGATTACTTTAAGTTTGTATCAAGGTAGTTTATTCGCATATATTGCTGATGGAGGTGTTGGTCAATTTAATGTAAGTCAATCAGTTGGTTCTGTATTAGAATTTCACAAAACAGCTATTAAATACAAAGCTAATGACTGTGCTTTTTGGATTGATGGTTTTGAAGTAGCTATAAATACATCACCTACTACAATGCCAAGTGGATTAAAAGAATTAGCATTTGACAAAGGAAATGGAGCAGATGATTTCTACGGAAAGACAAAAGAACTTGGCTACTACGATACAATCCTAACAGACGAAGAATTAGAATATATAACAAGTTATCGTTCATTAAACGAATTAGTAACAGAATTAAACTTAAACACATTATAAGATGGCGAATACATTAAAATTTGGTAACGGAGAATGGTATGGAAAGAAAGATACTATCCTTGCTTACAATGATGAAAATAACAACTACAAGCCATTACCTTTTGACTTTAGTAGAGGAAGTTCTGCTACTGTTGTAAATAAAGATGGTTTAATTGAAACTGTTGGTAGTGGACAACCAAGAATAGATTATAAGGATAATACTAAAGGTGCTTTGTTGTTAGAGCCGAGTAGGAGTAATTTAGTTACTTATTCGGAGGACTTTAGTAATGGTGTTTGGAATATAGGTGGTGCTACTACAATAATATTAGATAATTTACTATCTCCAGATGGAGAACATAGTTCATATAAACAAGTAGAAAACAATACTATAAATAGTTTTTCAACAAGATACTCATCATCTATTTCATATATAAGTGGATTAAAATACATCACATCTATTTTTGCTAAAAGTGATAATAGAAATTTAATGATTAGGTCTTATAATGGTTCATCAGATATAGACACAATATTTGATTTATCTAATGGGACTATTTTGTCTGGTTCAACTGGAGAAATTAAGGATTATGGTAATGGATGGTATAGATGTAGTCATACAATTACTGCACAATCAACAATAAATACAGTTTATGCAGCAAGTTTTGTGTTGGTAAATGGTTCTTCATATAGTTATCAAGGAGATGGAACAAGTGGTGTTTACATTTACGGAGCGCAATTAGAACAAGGCAGTTACGCTACATCGTATATTCCTACATCTGGAGGTGTAGTAACAAGGATAGTTGATATTTGTAATAATGGAGGTAATGAACAAGTGTTTAATGATTCAGAGGGTGTTTTGTATGCAGAAGTAAGTGCTTTTATTGGTGCTGGTGGAGGAACAAGAAGAATTGAATTGTCTAATGGGTTAAATCCATCTCAATATGTTAGATTACAGATTACTAATGGAGATGGTAGTTTATACTCGATAGTAAATAATGGTACTGAACAATTTTTATTTAACTACACATCTTTTAATGCAACACAAAATAATAAAATAGCAATTAAATATAAAGAAAATGATTTTGCTTTATGGGTAAATGGTATTGAAGTAGGTTCAAGTAATATAGGTAATACATTTGCAAATGGTGTTTTAACACAAGCAAATTTATCTCCAACAAGTTTTTATTTCTACGGCAAAACAAAAGAACTACAAGTATTCACAACTGCATTATCAGACCAAGAATTACAAGCATTAACAACAATATAAATTATATACAATGAGAATTTCAAAATACGAGTTTAACAGTAAAGAACAAGCACAAGAAAAGATTGATGCTTTAGGTACTGCAACAGATGAAAATGGAAACGAATATCCAACCCACAAAAGTACTATTGTACAATTAGGTAACATCGTTTTAGAACAAGGCGAATACGATGAAGAGGGAGAAGAAATTACTGCTCCAGTATTATCTGACAAATGGCATTTAGATGTTGCTTGGGATGATGCAGAAATCACAACAGTAGAAGAAGAAGCTGTTTTAGATGATGAGGGTATGATTGTAACACCAGAGGTAACATCAGTAGACCATCCTTATGGTTGGAAATCTTACGCAGTAGAAATCGAGGGCGATGGAGTACATTCTTTCTTTGGGTTAAGCTATGATTCATTAAAGTTGTAAAAAGTGGATATGCAAGACCTAAAATTAGCGTTTATAAATTTCCTTACTTTCACAGTGAGTTTCTCTGATGCAGAGCAATGGCTAAAATTAACGCTTTTAGTGGTGTCTATTGCATATACAGTTCTAAAGATTTTTAACTTAAAAAATAAGAGTGAGTAAATACTTTAAAGAAATAGAGTACAAAATGGATGCTGACTTTCTTGCTAAATTAGATAAGGCAAGAGAGTTGGCTAATATACCTTTTACTATTAATTCTGCTTACAGAAATGCAGACCAAAATGCAAGAGTAGGTGGCAAACCTAATTCAAGCCATTTAAAAGGACTTGCAGTAGATATAAGGGCAAATGATAGCAGTACAAGATATATTGTCTTAAAGGCTCTTATAAGTGTCGGCTTTAATAGAATAGGTGTTGCAAGTTCATTTATTCACGTAGATGATGACAAAGAAAAAGCGAGTAATGTAATTTGGACATATTAAGAGGATTATTTCATACGGTTA